CAGGCCATTCTGGAAGGCAAGCCCTATTTCAATAAAAAGACTGGCGAGACGGTGTATCCGGCGCCTGGCTTCAACATCGTGGCCACGGCCAACACCAAGGGTCAGGGTTCTGATTCTGGCAAGTATATGTCGGCTCAGATTCTGGATGACGCCTTCTTGGAGCGTTTCGCTGTCACCATCGAGCAGGAGTATCCTTCTGTGAAGGTGGAGAAGAAGATTGTGATGAAGAAGATGGAGCGTGTGGAGAAGGTGGATGAGGACTTTGCCGACAAGCTGGTGGCATGGTCGGACATCATTCGCAAGACGTTCAAGGAGGGTGCCATTGATGACCTCATCAGCACGCGCCGTCTGGAGCATATCGTGAATGCCTTCGCCATGTTCGGGAGCCGCATGAAGGCCATTGAGATGTGTATCGCTCGTTTCGATGCCGACACCAAGACGGCGTTCCTGGACCTGTACACCAAGGTGGACGCGGGTGTGGAGATGCCCTCGGCGGACGCCGCCGAGGAGGGTGAGGATGTCGCTGGAACGGTTTGATTATAACGGAAAAATCATCTGGGTGCATTCCAAAGATGATTGTTCAGGTGAGAATTGCGTAATTCATAATCCTAGCAATCATCGCATGAAGGATTGGCCTTTGAATTGGAGAACTGACCGATACATGATGGAACGAGTGTGTGAACATGGTGTAGGACATCCAGATCCTGACCATGTTGCACACGTTCGGAAGGTGAAGGGTGATGAGTATGCCAATGTGGATTCCATTCACGGGTGCGACGGGTGCTGTCATGGCTAATCCCATGGTGAACTATTCTGAAATCACGAAGCAAACGGCTAGTGAAATGTACAATGTTCGTGATGAATACAAGGCGAACACCTATGAGCAGAATGTTGCCATTTCATTGAGTGAACAGCGTAGGTTCTCGGTGGGATGCATCAACATCACAGGTGAGTTGAATGTGGGAATGATGATTCGTTCGGCGTGTCTTTTTGGGGCTGAGAATTTTTACATCTTTGGACGAAAGAAGTTTGATAAGCGGTCCACCGTTGGGGCTGAGAAATACATTAATATCGTTCAATATACTTTTGATGACCCGATACACGCTGACGAATCCATCAATGAACGTTTGGAATATCTGTTGAAATGGAACAGTGTGGTGTTGTGTGAACATGGTGGTACCGAGATTGGGTCACATAAGGCTCGGCTATTGTACAAGGAAGAACTGGAAAATCCGTTGTTCATCTTTGGTTCAGAAAGCCACGGATTACCTAAAACCATTACAGACAATCCCCACTTTTACAAGATGTCTATTCCGCAACGTGGTGTTCTTCGGAGTTTCAATGTCAGTGCCGCCATGAACATCGTCGTGTGGGACTATCTCAAGGAGATGTATCTATGATTTGTGTTGAATGTAGAAATGAAAATATTAGAAGTCGGGTGTACATCACAGACAGTTTCTATGATTTACAGCAATCACAGGACAGGTTTTTTGATGAAGAAGGCAAGTGGCATTGCCATGATGTGAATCCCACAACCATACAATATCAATGTACAAATGGCCATGCCTGGTCTGAGGTGAAATATGCAAGCTGTTGGTGTAAAAATTAAAGAGGCATCTGTACTATTTGTTGTACAGATATTCATGTACACCATTTGGTGTATCAACTTTCGTGCTGTGGCTGATGCACATTACCATACTGCGGCTCTCAGTGACTTTCTGATTGCCTCCATGAACTTCTTTGTCATAAAGAAGATTGCACATGGGCAGGACAACTTCCACCAATGGGCAGGTTATGCTTTGGGTAGTGTGGTAGGAAGTTACTTTGGTATCTGGGTATCAGCAACATTCTTGGGAGGGTGATATGAACTTGACAAAAGATGAAATGCTTATTATCTTAAAGAAGGCTTATGTACGTGGCCAATATGAACACATGGAACAGCGGTACCGGCGTCCAGGTGATAGGGTGAGAAATTATCCTGTCATCAATATTCCCAATCACGTAGTGGAAGATTTAATTCAGGAGTGAACATGAAACCAGTAAGTCCGCGATATCCAACGTATGTCATCTATGAGGGATATGACCGAGCTCTTGCTTTGGAATCCGTTGGCAAGGGATGGGCATCTTTGATTCATGAGGTGTTTGATTACATGGAACAACACAAAGTCACCACCAAGGTGATCCAGGTCAAGGAGAAGTGGGGAGGTCTCCGAATCTACACCGATTTCATTGATGATGCTTTTGATGCCAAGGTGCGAGAAGTGGAAAAGCGAAGTTTCAAGATGTGTGAACTATGTGGAGATGCCGGCAATCTTCGTGGTGATAGCTGGTATCAGACTTTGTGTGACACACATGGTAAAGATAAACCCATTATCAAGGACTAGAACATGGATGAAGGTATAAATTACAAATTTCATGAAGATAGAATTCTTCGTGAACTGCAAGCCTACATTGACAGCACCTATGATGAACATTATTCCAGAACCAAGTTTCAGGCCACGGAATTCATCATTGATGGTGGTCATGGTGTAGGCTTCACTGTTGGTAACATTTTGAAGTATGCACAACGTTATGGTAAGAAAGATGGATTCAATAGAAAAGACATCTTGAAAATCATACATTACGCTATTATATTACTTTATGTCCATGATACGGACGAACATTCAAACACTGAGGAGTAACCTTTATGAAGATTAGCAACAAGACAGTTTCACTTCTTCAAAGCTTCGCACAAATCAGCAGCAATCTGCTAGTGAAGCCTGGCAAGAAGGTGGCTACACGTAACGCTGTGAACAGCATTCAGGCACGTGCGGTAGTGGATGAAACGTTTCCACAGCAGTTTGCCATCTATGATTTGAATCAACTTCTGTCTTTGATTTCTGTGTCACAGAATCCTGACATTGAGTTTGGCAACAAGAGCCTCACCATCCGGTCTGAGAACGGTGGTGAGATTGAGTATTTCTATGCTGATGAAAGTCTAGTGACAGCGCCGAACGAGAATCCTCCTCAACTCGAGGATGTGTACACATTCAAGCTGACGGCTTCTGACATTCAGACCATTGTGAAGACCGCCAGCATCGTGTCTGCCACTATGTTGAACATCGTGTCCGAGAAGGGCAAGGTGACACTCAGCATCAATGACCCGAAGAACAGCACTTCTCACAGCTACAAGAAGCCTTTGGGTGATTCTGATGTGTCATTCAATGTGAAGATGGCTATTGACAGCTTCAAGGTGGTGGCTGATGAGTACAATGTTCGTGTGGCACACGCCGTGGCCAAGACAGGCAAGGTGTTGGTGTTCTTCTTTGAATCCACTTCTTCTGACTTAACTTATCTTATTGCGGCTGACTCTACATCTAAGGTGTAATCATGGAAGCCAATCGTGAGCAGTTTCTTTGGGTTGAAAAATATCGTCCGCGGAAAATCAGTGATTGTATTCTGCCTGATGGGCTGAAAAATACATTCCAGGAGTTTGTTGACCAAGATAACATTCCTAACATGTTGTTGTCTGGCACAGCTGGGACAGGAAAGACTACAATTGCACGGGCTCTGTGTGAAGAATTAGGGTGCGATTATATCATTATCAACGGTTCGGAAGAATCAGGTATTGATGTATTGAGAACAAAAATTAAAGACTTCGCAAGTACGGTTTCGTTGGCCGGGAAGGTCAAGGTGGTAATACTTGACGAGGCAGATTATCTCAATCCTAATTCCACACAACCCGCACTTCGTGGATTCATTGAGGAGTTCAGCAAGAATTGTCGGTTCATCTTCACATGCAACTACAAGAATAGAATCATTCCGCCGCTTCATAGTCGAACCACTGTGATTGACTTCAAGTTGAGCAAGGAAGATAAGCCGGTTGTCGCCTCACGTTTCTTTAAGCGACTAACAGAAATTCTTGAACATGAAAACATCACGTTCGATAAGAAGGTGGTGGCAGAGCTGCTGAACAAGCACTTCCCGGATTATCGTCGTGTGTTGAATGAGATGCAACGCTATTCGGCATCAGGAACAATTGACGAAGGCATCTTGGTGAACATCTCGGATGCTAACATGAAGGAGTTGATTTCAGCACTTCGTGAAAAGGATTTCAAGAAGATGAGAACATGGGTTGTAAACAATTTGGACAATGATCCGAATGTATTGTTCAGAAAGTTATATGATGTTCTACTTCCTGAAGTGGTTCAAGTTCCACAACTCATCCTACTCTTGGCTGATTATCAGTACAAGGCGGCGTTCGTGGCTGATGCTGAAATCAATCTTGTAGCATGTCTAACTGAAATCATGGCCGCATGTGAGATGAAGTCATGACGGAACGCAATCTAGATGGTGAACTCATCAAAGATTGGGTGGTGGAAGAAGAATATAAAATGACGAAAATCAATCCGTTTGATTTTGTCAATGCTATACAATATAGTAAAGAAAATCTTATTGTTGATGATTGGAGTGAAAAACAGTACAACTCCTTTATCATTAATAAAAGTTTAAGTTTCGGGGCGGATACGGTCATCCCCGCCA